ATTATTAATATCTTGATTATCAGCAGCAGTTGAACCTTTATAATCATCATATTGAACACCGGCACTAAAATTTTCAATAGACATCATTCATCACTCCTTATTAATTAGAAATACTTATCAATATAAGGGTGAAAAAGTTTTATTCAAGTTTGACTTAGTGATTTGTGAGAAATGTCAGTAATTGATTTTCAATATGTTTAATATCTGCCGGTGAAAAGCCTAACAACTTTCGTTCAGGGTATTGAATTTCTAATGACTTACCTCGCACACGCTCTTTTAAACCGTAATGATGCACGGCAGCAATGCCCGCGACTTGCGGAGCAAAAGAAAGCGTGACACCTTTATCATTGGCCGACATACGCAAATAGCGGGCGGAGGCCAAACGCTTAAACATGCGAGTCTGTTTATTGGGCTTTGCGGTGCTAATTTTGTCTTTTTTTACTTCAATAAAACGCAGAATATCGCGCTTATAAAAACTACGTTCGGCTTTCTTTTCCAAATCGTAACCGGTGATCACCTCACCTTTTTTTGTTTTGCGTAATCGCCAATTTTTTAAACTGCGAGACTGTCCTTTCCAGACAAATTTCATTCCTCGCAATACGGTAACCGTTGAGGCTTTACGCTTGGTGAATGCCGTTCCATCGGGATTTTTTTGCGCACGGATACGTTGTAAATTGCTTTTGCGTAAATCACGGGCAATCTCACGAGCCAATTTTTTACGTTCATTGGGTGACGCTTTTGCCAACATAGCGGCTAATGCTTGGGTTAACGGGCTGAAATCATCAGCGTTCATGAGCCACACTCTCCCAACTTTCAAACGGATCAGCCGGCTCTTCAATGGCACCAACAACCAATTTATCCGCTTGCACATTAACGAGGACACGCTCAGTCAACTTTAAATCAATGCTAATACTGGCGGTCTGGTGGCTATCAATAAAGGCATCAAAGGTAAAATGTTGGCGTTTATCGGGATTGAGAAAAATATCAGGCTGATGTTGTTCAATCCAACCAATGATCACCGCCATTAACACATCTTGGTCACCTGGATAATCATCAATAATAATATTGAGATTGTATTGATACTCATAAGATTGACTACGGGCACCGGTTGCCACAATCGCCCCGCCGTCAATAAAGGTGTAGAGCCTATCGGGGTTATCCCCTAAATAGGCCACCTTTTTAATTAAGGTATCACGTAGATTTGCAGGCTTTTTCATGGTTTAACTTATTGATGTATTGTAATAATTGATTTGTATAATCAATCAAATATTCCGTTTGCGCCTTATTCTCCGCCATCATTTCGAGGAGACGTAAATAATCTTGTTGAGCTGTTTCGGTAAGTCGTGCGGAGGTTGCATTACCCATGCCGGTGGTGGCGGTGGTGTGATTATCGGGGTTGGGGCAATCGGCTTTGATGTACACCCGTTTAGTATTATTGCGCAACTCATCATTAAGCCGGCTAATATCATTTTTTGCATCGGTTAACGCCTTTGTGTGTTGTTTATCCAATTCTGATAAGCGGGCAAGTTCTTCCTGATAATGTTCAATGGCGTCTTGATGACTGATAACACTTTTCTTAAGGGCGAGATTATCACCCTTAAGCTGGCTATTCTCAGTGAGCAAAGCATCAAACTTAAATATCAGTAGCAAGCCCATCACACCCGCCACAATAATAAGCAGTACGTTCCTTTTGTTCCTTTTCATCGTGGGATCTCAATATGAGGATAATCAGGAAAGCGGGTTTCAACGGGTAAACTGGGATCACTTTTCCAGTTTTTACCAAAACGTAATATTACCCCTTCTTCATCTGCCGCTTGCTTAAATGCCATTAAAACCGGCTCAAAAAAATGCGGGTGCCATTCCATCCCTGGTTTAATCGCAGAAGGCAAAATATCAATGGCATCGCCTGTTAAATGACGGCTGTCTAATGTTTTTGAAACGCCTTTTTTCACATTTTCTTTTTGCTTTTTAAGTGTGCGAACACCTTCAATCACTGCAAAGTCCGCCGTAGAAATGTCTAACGCACGATAAGCAATTTTCACTAATAGCGGATTAACGCCACTAAGATTATTTTTACTGCGCTGGCTAAAGATAAATTTATTCACCAGAGACCTTCCTTAAGAATCTTTTTTCTAACGCACTGACCAATGCAGCACCAGACCAGCCCGCCATACCGGCAATAGCGCCGGCAATTTCAGGTTGCCACTGGTAATAACTTGCACCGAATAAAATCAATGCCCCTGAAAACATAGAGACAACAATTTGTGCAAATAAGATGGCAACGCGGAACGGTTCCCCTTTCACTATTTTATTGGCATAACTGGCAATACCACCAAAAACCGCCATACCGGCAATTAATAAGGCAGTAAACCAATTCATATTATTTGGATCTTTATAGGGCATCTTCTTCATACCTTCCCCCTTAAAGGGGTTAATCCCAAAGTTGTAAAATCGGTGTGGTGCTGTGTTGTTGAGGCGTATCCGGTAACTCAATCGCGGTGCCAGTGGGTAATATTGCCCCTAATTCAACCAGCCCCGGATTGGCTTCTAATACTTGTTCAATCATGCCGGATGACTGACCAAAGTAACGCCAACAAATATCATCTACGGTATCCCCTTGCTGGGTGTAAATCCGCATTAGATAAGCTCCACCGTGTTATGGGTTTCCCCTTTGATACGTTGTAACGCCCACTTGCCATCACGCCACACTTCATCAATAACCGGCGTCATGGTGTCGGCTTTTTTATTACCTTGTGCGGTAGTATCAATATCGCGATAGCGTTCGATTAAACTGGCTTTTGCAAAACAGAACACCGCACGCTGATATAAAATCATCAGTTCACTTTCACCGTTAATCTGTTCAGCGGGCACGTCTTTTAATGTTTTCGCAGCTTGACCAATACGCCACTGATACAATTCACGATTCACTTCAATCATGGCGTTCAATAACGTGCTTTTCAGCCGTTCCGGTGTCACCGTACCATCGACGCGAGTTTGCAATTGAAAATCACGAGTTTGAATATCAGGGAAAAAACCATTGTTTTTAATGGTTTCGTCTTTTTGTGGTACAGGGTTAGCAGAAACATAATCCATAAGAAAACCTTAAAATAGGTGGGCGGTGGACGAAAGAAAGCAAATTGCTTTTTCCGTGCCGCCCTGACGTGGTGTCACTATGCTTTTTCAGCGTCACGCTGGGCTTTAAGCACTTTATCGAGTTGTTTTAATTCGGTTTTCACACCGATATTCATGTTTAACTCTAAGGCTCGACTTAATACGCAGTAGCTTTCTTGTGGGCGATTATTATCGCGTAGCACTAACCCTAAGATTTTGTAGAGTTTTGCCCTCACTTCATCAGGCATATCTTCATCATCGGTCAAAGCACGTGTACGCTCTAATGTTGCCAATGAAACCGGTGATTTCACGGCATACGCTCGCATGGCAGAATCGGCGATTTCTTCGGCAATCACGGTGCCCGTGGTGCGGTTAACACCGGGGATCACTAAACGGTTAGCTAATGCGTAAACAGCAATATCTAACGCCCCCTCATAATCTCCCGCATCAATTTTCCACAGCAAAATCGTCATTAAGACATCATCTTGCACACCGCTACCACCGGACAATGCCCCATCAACCCACGGCTGATAATTGGCCAATATCTTGCGCTTATAAGCTTCTTTGCGTTCGCGTGACTGAAAATGTTTTAGCTCTTTTTTATCTGTCGCAAGACGTAACAGCATCATGTGATAGCCCTGTGTATTGCGGCTAACATGCCCACCCAATTGGCTGGACTGTTGCGCGCTAAGGCTCATGCGGTGTTTTTCCCACGGAGATAATGCCATTATTTCGCCTTTTTATTTTCAGTTGGTGTTTCTTCTGTTACTGCTTTTTCGTCTTTGACGACCTCATTTTCAGAAGCTACCCCCTCTTTTTTTGTTTCTGGCGATGTCTCTTTTACATCTTCAAAAACAATATTTTCGACCAGTGCCACACCGCGAAAATCTTCAACCACAAAATCTTCATTGACGGACTCGTAGTTTTCGATGCGATCGCGTTTTGGATTATCTAACACTTGACGACGACGAGAATCCGCAAGGAAATAAATCGACAAGTTATCAAGGCGGGTGATAAAAAACGCATTGTCAGGAAAGAACGGCGCACGTACAGCCGGCAAACCGCCGATACGTTTCTGGCTGATAATGGTATCTGCCGCCAGTTTTTCACTGTTATCTTGGTCTTTATTAACCAGTGGAAAATATTTATCTGCTAATAATTTACGGCCACAAATCACAACAAGACCGGTATCGTCCTGATATTCAGGATCAATCGCAGTATCGACCGTATCTTGCACTAATGCATCAAGATTTTGATAAGCTTGCCCTTTACCGACCAGAATAGGCTGCGCTGAGGTTGCGCCGTCTTTCGTTTCACTGCCCATCACATGCTCTGGTGCACGCTCACGCACTTTTTGTAACCAGCCTGAATTCACATCTTGCAGTAAGGGGTATTTTGTCCGTTCAGAATTATCGGCGCGGTGCGTACCATTAAAACCTATCATAATGCGGTCTAATGCTTGACGGCGGATAATCGCATCGCGGATACGGGTTTGAAAGTCGGTAAACTTCGCCCACATATCAATTTTGGCGTAATCAAGGTGGGTGTCGTAATTGGTTTTCTGGCAATGATAGCTATTTTTGGTCAGCTTAATCGGATCACTTGTTTCGCGCTCTTTTGCTGTTGTATCGGTAGTGCCTGCGATAGTTGAGCCGATACCTAAACCGATGGCCTCACTCACTTGCTCATCAACGGGCACGATATTAACGTGTGTTAAAAATTCTGCTGACTGCTGAATATTGGTTTCCAGCGTTTGCGCGGCAGACGGTTCAATTTGAACCTTTGTATCACTAAACTCTTGTGCGCTAACACCGTAAATTTTACCGAGTTGCGTGAGGTACGCATTAAATTTAAAACGAGTTTCTTTTTTCATGATCTGTTCACTACCTTAGCAATCCGTCAGCACTTCGCTATTATTTTCGCCACCCGTGGCCGGCGGACGATGTGAGAACGAGGCGTCTGTATTTTCAAATTGGGTTTTTAATTCCGTGAGTTGTTTCGTGAGCGCTTTTACCGCTTCGCTTTGGTCGGCGTTTTTTAATGCGGTAATTTCTGCAGAAAGGGTTTGTACTTCTTGGGCGCACAGCTCCACCGCCTGATGCACATCGGTAAATCGCGCATCATCACTGTGTTGTTTTTTAGAAAACATCTCTTTAATAATGCTAAAAAGCCCCGGCTTCTCGCTCTGCGGGTTTTCATCAATAAATTCAAAGTGATTTTCTTCTGCAGCAGTAAAAACGTTATCTTTGCTTTGTTTGCGCTCTGAAAGCGGGCTACTTTGTGCATTAGCACTAAATTGCAGCATTTCAGTGCCTAAACTCGCGGGGTTATCGGTGACCGCCAGCCCAACTAAATACGCTTCGCCGGTATCTGAAAAACTCGGGTCAATTTCAACAGAGGTATAGACTTTTTGACGTTTTTTATTGAGTTCAATTAAATCAGGCGTCGGATTGATCACACCATATAGCGCCAACTTACCCGCCAGTGCCCCTTCTTTAATTTCCTCGGTATACACCGACTCCACATCACCAAAGCGTGGTGCCCATGAATAGTTATAGTGATCGATATTGACTCGCGCACCATAAACCGTGGGATCAAAGTTTTTCGCGATTTGGGTTAACCATTCGCGATCAACTCGACGCCCGTCCGTTGTCGCCCCTTCAACACAAAGACGAACCGGTTTTGATTTCTTCGACATGCACTACTCCAGACTGCATCCGTTTATTCGTTGGTCTGTATGTTGTCGGTTAAAAGGGGCGTTAAACAATGGATAGGGTTTGTCTGAGATATGGCACAACGGGAATAAAGCGAATAGGTGATCAGCGGTCAATAGACTAGCCGTAACTTAAGCAAGAAATCGTGATTGTGCAATGACTATTACAGAAACATTTGATAACCGAAAAAAAGCAATGCATATGTATTTTGCCGGTTACCGCATTGCTCGCATAGCGGAATCGCTAGGCGAGAAGGCGTCCACTATTCACAGTTGGAAACGCCGCGATAATTGGGATGAAATCAGCCCTACCGAACGCGCAGAGTTAACCGTTGAGGCACGTTATTGCAATCTAATTCTAAAAGAGAGCAAAGAAGGCAAAGATTTTAAAGAAATCGACTTGTTAGGACGTCAACTTGAACGCATGGCGCGGATCAGAAAATATCAAAACGGTGGTAATGAAACGGACCTTAATCCTAAAATTGCTAACCGCAACAAAGGCGAACGCCGTCAGCCAGAGAAAAACTTCTTTTCAGAAGAACAAATTGAAAAACTGGAAGATATCTTTCGCAATACGTTGTTTGAATATCAAAAGGTGTGGTATCGCGCCGGTCATCACCGTATCCGCAATATTTTAAAATCCCGTCAAATCGGCGCAACATTCTACTTTGCCCGTGAAGCCTTTATTGATGCCCTGACCACCGGACGTAATCAGGTTTTCCTCTCCGCCAGTAAAGCGCAAGCCTATATGTTCCGTGAATACATTATCAAAATGGCATTAGAGGTTGATGTTGAATTAAAAGGCGACCCATTGATGTTAAGCAACGGTGCAACGCTCTATTTCCTTGGCACTAATGCACGCACAGCACAAAGTTATCACGGTAATTTATATCTGGATGAAACCTTTTGGATCCCGAAATTTCAGGAGTTACGCAAAGTGACTTCGGGTATGGCGATACAAAAACATTGGCGACAAACCTACTTTTCAACACCGTCAACCATGAGCCATGAGGCCTATCCGTTTTGGTCAGGCAAGTTATATAACCGCGGGCGCAAAAAAGAAGACAGAGTTGATATTGATATCTCACATGAAGCCTTAGTCAATGGACGTTTATGTGAAGATGGGCAATGGCGACAAATCGTCAATATTGAAGATGCCCTGCGAGGCGGTTGTGATTTATTCGATTTAGAGCAACTCAAAAAAGAGTATAGCCCGGACGAATATAACAACCTGTTAATGTGTCACTTTATGGATGATATCGAATCCCTATTCAACTTTAACATGATGCAAAACTGCATGGTGGACAGTTGGGAAGTGTGGGACGACATTCAACCGTTAGCGCTTCGTCCTTATGGTTATGATCCGGTTTGGGTGGGTTACGACCCAAGCAAAGGCGGTGAAAATGGTGATAGTGCCGGTTGTGTGGTTATCGCGCCGCCGAAAGTACCCGGAGGAAAATTTCGCATATTAGAGCGTCATCAATGGCGTGGTATGGATTTTCGCGCACAAGCTGACGCCATTAAAAAAATCACCGAACGTTTCTATGTGGAATATATGGGCATTGATACCACCGGCTTAGGACATGGGGTTTATCAGAATGTCATCCAGTTTTTTCCTGCTGCGCGTGAGTTTATTTATAACCCGAATGTCAAAAATGCCTTAGTGATTAAAGCCTATGACGTGATTAGTCACGGACGTTTAGAGTTCGATGCACAGTGCGTTGATATCATTCAATCTTTTACTTCCATTCGCCGTACGACCACCGGAAGTGGTAACCGACCTACTTATGAAGCCTCACGCAGTGAAGAAAGCGGACATGCTGACCTTGCATGGGCAACGATGCACGCCCTTTTCAACGAACCATTAACCGGCACCACCGAGAACAGTAATAACATTGTGGAGATTTATTGATGAGCTGTAAAAATAAAAAAAGTTTTAAAGCACAACAAACGGCAACCGCCAATAACAGCATGGAAGCCTTTACCTTTGGTGATCCCGTTCCGGTGTTAGATAAACGAGAAATCTTTGATTATCTGGAGTGTGCGCAAATTGATAATTGGTATGAGCCACCGGTTAGCTTTGATGGGTTATCAAAACTGTTTCGTGCGGCGACGCATCATAGCAGTGCAATTTATGTCAAACGTAATATTTTAGTCAGCACATTTCAGCCTAACCGTTTTCTCTCTAAGTTAGACTTTAGCCGATTTGCTCTCGACTTCTTAACCTTTGGCAATGCCTACCTTGAACGTCGTAATAATATGGTGGGTAACTTATTAAAACTCACCCCCGTTCTCGCCAAATATACCCGCCGTGGTGTTGCTGATGATAGCTATTGGTTTGTGCGTTATGGCTATGACTCACAGCCTTATGAGTTTAAACCCGGTAGCGTGTTTCAGTTATACGAACCCGATTTAAATCAAGAGCTATACGGGTTACCAGAATATCTTGCCTCTACAATGTCAGTGCTACTGAATGAAGCAGCAACCTTGTTTCGTGTTAAATATTATCGCAACGGAAGCCATGCCGGATTTATTTTATACGTCAGTGACGCCTCACAAAATCAAAGCGACATTGATAAAATCCGTAAAGCAATGCAAAACTCAAAAGGCCCCGGCAATTTCCGTAATCTATTTATCCACGCGCCGAACGGCAAAAAAGACGGTGTGCAAGTTATTCCATTAAGCGAAATTGCGGCAAAAGATGAATTTCTCAATATCAAGAATGTCAGCCGTGACGATATGTTAGCGGCGCACCGTGTACCACCTCAAATGATGGGGATCATTCCACAGAATACCGGTGGCTTTGGTGATGTTGAAAAAGCAGCAAAGGTTTTCTTTCGTAATGAGTTGGCGCCACTACAAAGCAAGATATTACAAATTAATGATTGGTTAGGTGAAGAAGTGATTAAGTTTGATAAGTACACACTAGATGATAAGTAACCTCACCGCACAAAGAACAATACCGCCGACACTGGCGGTATTTTTTTACCTGTAAGGTATAAGTATCGGTCTGACTAATAATAATAGTGACCCGATTCTATTATACCCTTTACCCCTTGATAAGGCGAATCCGCCTAATTTTCACCCTCTCAAACCCGTATTAAATGCGCCTACAATCCATTTTAAGCGCACGTAATTTATTTGATATTCAGATATCTTTTTCTTGTTTTAATCGCTCTACGCGCCGGAAATTTGCGAGGAATAATGTTTTTAACCCCCTCAAAACGCAATCGTGACCCCGCCACGCCCGCGCACTAAATGTGTCGATTTTTATGCAGATGCAAATTCTCATCATTGCGCCTAGCAATGGCATTAGTGTATATAAAAAATGACGGCACAATAGATTCAATATCATGCAAAATTATTCAGAATTGCTTACCATGCAATAGTAACTATCTAAATAGATTTCATATTAAACATATTTAAGGAGTCGTTATGAGATTGTCACCAGAAGAACCTGATTTTTCTCAAGGATTTACAAGCGAAAATGATATTTTTAATAGGAAAGCTTTATATGAGAAAATTATTAATGTCGTAAACCATTCTGAAGATAGTAACTTAGTTCTTGCATTAAATGATAAATGGGGAAATGGTAAAACCTCTTTTGTAAAAATGCTAAAAGCAGAATTAGAACTATCAGAAAATAATATTAATGTTATTTACTTTGACTCTTTTAAAAATGATTACCAAAAAGACCCATTATTACCAATGATATCATGTGTATACAATAGTATAGAACATGATGAAAAATCTATAAAAGAGAAAGTATTCCAAACAGGTAAAAGTGTTGTTTTAAGCATTTCAAAACAAGTTCCTAAAAGTATAATCAATATATTAACCTCTAAATTAATCGACAGTGATGATATAGATAAAATTAAGGAATCAATTGTTGATGCCACAAATGCCCCTTGGGAAAGTTACATCGAAGATAAAATAAAAAACTCACAAGAAGAAGAGGATAAAATCGAAAGTTTTAGAGCCATATTAAGGTCTATACACCAAAAAACAAATAATAAAACCTTATTTATTATTGATGAGTTAGATAGAGCAAGACCTGATTTCTCATTAAATCTTTTAGAATTAATAAAACACATATTTAATGTTGAAGGTTTTTATTTTTTACTAGTTATGAATAAGCAACAATTTGAAGAATCAATAAAAATAAGATATGGAAATATTAACTCATCATTATATTTAAATAAATTTATAGATTATTGGTTTACCTTGCCTAAAGATATATTTACAACAGAAGAATACATAAATAGCGAAGGGTATCGCATGCCTAAACATTTAACTTTAGGTGCTTATCTTCAACATATAGATAAAAATAATATTCTTATGAAAGAAAGCGATGCATTTAATATGCTACTGTACCTATTTAACTTCAACAATGTATCTCTTAGAGAAATAGAGAAATGTTATTCTTTAATTTCAATTATTAAAAACTCCAATAAAATAATGATGCTTGATAAGCCATATCAAGTTATTGTTGCTTTGGTTTGTTTTTTGAAAATTAACAATGAGCCATTATTAGATAAATTAAAAAGAAGGAATACAACTCCAGAAGAAGTACTTACACTATTGAATATACCATTGGATCAGGGTTTATTTGATACATCAATTCACTATTTATATATAGTACTACGTTATGAATTACTTACTGGTGAAGAATTTAAAAAACTTAAAAATGAAAATTATTTTATAGGTATAGAAGGTTATGCTGGAAGAAAAGTAAGATACTTAGAAACGATAACCGATTACTTTGAAAACATGTCCATAGATTAATTCCATGATGGCTTAAATTATTCCTAAGAATATTTTAAGCCACTTTTTGTTAATTCCATAAATCAATTTTTATTAAATTGACACAATATCATTTCATTAAAATAATCATCACCCCTATCATTTCTTATATTTTCCATATTTAAAAAGTTATAACACTCCATATTAATAGATGGAACAACATCCCAATACGTTTCCTCATCAAAAATTTTATGATGTTTAAAATAATCATTATCAGCAATGTGGCCATTATCTGACTTTGAACGACTTGAATAAAAAGTCTTTCTCCATTTTTTATTTAAACTCACTGATTTAACTAGACTTACAATGTAAGAAGGGTCTTGAAACCAACTCCATTCTGAAACATAAATGTCACCAATGATATCAACCCATGACTTACGATTCTCAGGTAAAAAATACAATACCGCACCATTATCTAATTCTATTTTTGTTATAGAATTATTACTTTTTATACCTAAAAAATATTTAACAATCTCCATTTCATTAGAGATAAATTCATCATCTGACCCACAAACATGGCTTATATATATTTTATTTCTTCCCGTTAAACAGGCATCTAGTAAACCCTCTAGAGCAAAGAAATAACTGCTACCTATTTGACGTGCTTTATGTAAATATCTATTTCTTTCAAACCTGTGGTTATACCAACGTCTTTGCCATGGATATAATTTATCTAACTTGCTATATAAACTTATCAACAAATCAGTTGTTACCTTGACTTTCATTTTATCTCTCCTCACTCATACCAATAAATTTTCTATATTTCTCTGCAATAAAAAAATATGGCGCAATAAAAATATAAAGAGGCCATAACGTTGAATAATCTATCGCTTCGCCAAAACTATATTTATCGTGATAACTCTTTTTTGATTTAATAGTCCTGTATATAAAAAGAGTTACCGATACCAATAAATAAAACAAAATTAAATATTTAATCATTTACCCCTCTCAATTTATTAACCTTAGCCATTACCCTATCTCGTGTATTTGAGATATTCTTTTGCTTCACTTCTTCAAAATTAACTTTTTCACTTTTCGTTGATGAAATTTGAATCTTCCCGTTCTCAAACCAAATCACTTCATCGCCATAACTCAGGCGCATACCGTTCATCACCATTGACCACATTGTGTCTGGTGGTAAATCCAATCCCATTTTTTCGGCAAAGGCTTTGAATTCAGGTATCAAACGTTCCTGATTTTCACTTAATGACACCGTTGAAATTATTCGCTGACTCTTTTTGTGCTCTAAAACCTCGCCAAATGATTTCTCCCAATCGCTATATTGTGAACATAGGTTGAAATATTCAGGCTCAGAAATCCCCCATACGGGCGATTTTAAGCCCCTATCGTGTGGGTTTTTAATATCGGGTGAACTGCCCGATCCACAGTTATTGACAGGACTCCGAGGCGCGCTGATCGCGCTTTTTAAAGTCAAAACCCGCCCCGTTTCTGACTTACGCTTATGCTCAATTGCCTCAATATCCTGCTTAGATTTACGAACTAAACGATACTGACGCTCACGCGTTTTTACTAAATCACTACTTTTTATCGGCGAATATAATCCGATTATTCGCATCACCTCTTCATCATAAGAATTCGGCTCATCGGCAACAGTACGAGCGACTAATAACGTTTGTAGGTTACGCTTAACGTTAGGGCCTCCTTGGTGCTCGATATAAGCGGCGAAATCTCCCGCATCGGCGGACGCTCTTACTTTTTCCGCTATATCACCCAACTTATCAGCGATACTCACACCACGAATACGACGACACTCACGCCATACGCCTTTAGACGGCAAGCCAAACATGTGAAATTGAGGAATACGCCAAGTAGACGCCCACGCAGTAACGGCTGATGCAACCTCGGTTAATAATTCTCCCGATTCGTCATCAACTTCGCCCTCTAATGCATAACCGTCGATATTTTTTGAGATATATTTAGCGAGATAACCCGTAGCACCGCCTTTATTTAAATGCTTTGCTTCAAAACGGTGTTTCTTTGCGCCCCGTTCTTCGCCGTCTTCTTCAAGGGCATACTTACGCATGATCTCAATCGCTGATGCACGTTGAGATTTATCCAGAAACATCATCATATGCCAATGGGGTGTAGCGTCATGATGAGGTTCAACAACTCTGATCCCGTAAACGTTAATATCGTTATCTTTAAAAGCAGTGCGAATTTTCGCCCATACCCTCACTAAATAACGTTGACCGTCTTTCGGAGTGTATGCGCTGTTATTCCATTTCTCGTTAATGAGAACTTTTTTCTTTTTCTCATCTTTAGAAACGTTAATTTGCTTGGTGGGATGGTATTTTGAAGGGGTGGTTAACGTAATAAATAAACCAATATCACCCCGTTCTTCTGCGATTTTTTGAATACCTGCGGCTTGTGCCATTAATTCCATACGGCGAATTTTAGGGTTAGCGATACTCGCTAATACTTTTTCCATTAAATCGAAGCGATCACCCGATTCAACGTCTTGAATATCCATCATTTCAAGATAATTCATATTCGCTAAACGTTGCGCTCTGACTTCACGAACCGCATTTTTACTGGCGTAAGGTGTCTTATCTGAATTCACATCACCAAAGGCAATATGCAAAGACTCACGCCAACGTTGACGATGAGCTTTTAACTTTTTCAGCCACCAATTTTCATCTGTTAACCGGTTTAATCCGGACAACGCATTTTCTGGTGTTAGTTTTCCTTTTTGAGCTTTTCCCCAAAACAACGGTGTTACATGTAAATAGGTAATTAACTCTCCTAATTGATGATAAATAGGGTTAATCACTTTTAGGTTAAGTAACACCTCACGATCACCGTTATTTTCAACAATTGCCTGATCAGCCAATTCATCGAATAAGTTGTCACACGCGTTCGCAAATGACTTCGCCATATGACGCAATATTTTGTCATGCGCATCGGGCAAGCGATTAAAGAACATGGCTTGATCAAAATCTCTATCTAATAAAAATTGACGTTTATCTTTCGCTAAACCATAGCGCGCATTAACGGCTTGCAAACGCTGATAAACGCTTTTATGGAACTTAAAGACCAGCCAGTTATGAACTTCTTTCGGCGTTTTCTCTTTTTTAAGATGTTCGATGTACTTAAATAAGCGAGATTTAAGAAAGCGAGGCAGTTTTTCAATATCGAATAAAATCGCTTGCCCCTGAGCCAATTGCTCACGGGTAAGCGGTCTTTCATAAACAACTGGCTCATGCTGTTTCCCATTCCACCAATATGTCCATTGCATATCAGCAGGATAGGAAACAGGAGGCTGAGAAAAATCAATCAGACGGCTAGCCATTACCGCACACCGCCTAAATGCTTCGGATCAATAATTTCAATGGCCGTTTCGCACAGTTTAGCAACGTGAGTCATTACCTCTATCAATTCAGAGATAGATTTAATTTCAGCACTAATAACACGACTCACATGTGCCCCAACAACGCCAGCCGTCACATTTACTGCAGAGTCATACCACGCAATCACTTCACGACGAACCCGACCGTCAATCACAGTGACTTCGATTAATCCAAATTGTTTTTTCCAATAAACGATAGCAAAACGAGTGCCAGTAATATGCACCCCATTTTTTGGATCTTGAATATCGACATAACCCTGTTCCATCAGCATACCTCCGGCAAAACGGCGATAATCTCTTTTGCTGATTGGCGGTTTCCATTTGCAGAAATAGAACGAGGCGCATCAATCTCGTGAATAATAAAACCGAGATCGGCATACAGCTCTTTGGCGTGAATGGAATTAGAGACAGTAATCGGGTTACCTTGTGATTGATTTAATGCCTTTAATGCTTGAGCTAACTCAATTTGCTGAGCGTGAGTAAAATCCGTGTGATGATATTTAGTAAAACTACCTCCATCTCCCATATATGGAGGATCACAATAAACACCATCACCGAAATCAACGAGTGACAAAGTATCTTGCCATTCTAAACAAGCGATAATGGCATTAGTGGCTTTCTCAGCAAATTGTCTGATTTCCTCCTCTGGAAAATAAACACGGGCATATGTTCCGAATGGCACATTAAATTTACCCGAATTGTTATATCGACATAATCCATTAAAGCAATGACGATTTAAATATAAAAACCGAGCAGATTGTATATATTGATCACACTCGTTTTTATCTAATATCTTAATTGAATTAAATAACTTTCTAATAGCAATGTAATCATTTTTATGATTGTTTTCTTCCCACGCATAGAACTCTTTACGCGCCATTATTTCAGTATGTTCTACGACATTACGATATAAACTAATTAAATCCTGATTGACATCTGCAATTAAATATTCGTTATATTCTGTATTCATCATAACAGCACAAGAACCCGCAAACGGTTCAACTAAGCGCTTTGCTTTTGGCAAATGTGGAATTAATTTATCCATGATACGGACTTTTGACCCCGCCCATTTCAGAATGGTTTTATTCGCCATTTCACACACTCCGATAATGCTTAGATTTCAGCTCATACACCGTTTGGCAATCTGCACAGCGAGTGCATCCCATTACCGCAATACGGCGCTTTTCGGGTATTTCACGACCGCAATCTTCACATTCAAACGCTGATACACCTATGTAACGCCCTGTTACTGCTTTTATTTGTTTATCAAGCAATAACTGTGATTGTTCGCAGGCTAAATCCATTTCTTTAGACATAATTCCATTCCTGCGCTTGATGTTCGATAGACTCGGCTTCACCTTCTAATAATTGAAATACTTGTGAAGGCTCCATTCGTTCACTTAGTGCTTTTGATGCTAATTTGCGTAAACGGGCAGAAAAAAGAACCGCCCGAGATTTTCTTTCATCTTCTCGAACGGCTTTAATTAAATCGGTTACATCACTTTCTTTAGACATAATCAGACCTCTGATAATCAGATATAAAAAGTCCTGACAAATAAATGTCATTTATTTTTTAGGTGTAATTAAATAGGCATTGCTAATTTATTTGGGATTAATGCGCTCAATACTTTTATTTGATGAAGTGCATTAATTATTTTTATTTTATCTTTCCTCTTTAATAATAAATAATCTATTCCGTTCTTTTCTTTTTCTATCTCAGCAAGGTAATAAATCATCTGATATATACGGCTATTCTCATTCTTTAAATAATCAAGAAACTCACCAATCAAAATATCATCACTATTTTTATTTAACTTACTTAATAAATCAGCCCTAACTTCGGCTGTTTTATTCATACCACTGACGCGCTCATCAAATGAAAGACCATCATTATGATAGTGCTTTACTTTAGACTGATAAAAATCATCATTGCCTTGTAGTTGCTCTCTTGCTTGAATAAGCTCCGCGGCATTCATAAGTAAATATCTCTAGCCCCTGATAGATTCTGATGCATAACAACTCTGCTTAAATTGGTTTTCCGTCACAATCAAAGCCATCGCAGACAATAAACTCTTCACTCGAAAGTAATTTTAATTCTTCTTGAATAAGGTCTATCCACAAACCGTCATCATATGCTTCATGAAGTACATCTATTAACTTTTTGCGAAGATTAAATTGTTTAACTTTTAATTCTTTTAAACATCTAGCACTTACATTTCTTTTTTTGTCAGAAACGTGCTCAACACCGCCCCAACCAGTAAGATGGACTTCTGTTGTTGAATAATCCTTATCACTTGACATAAACGCCTCCTAACTTAAAGCTGAAATTAATAAATAACTCACAAAGAAAATAAAACTAACAATATAAATAACATTAGATTCTGATAATTTTTTATTAACTTTATCCTTAAAAGATTCACTGCTTAATTTGTATTTATTTCTTTGCTTAATTAATTGGTTCATTGAATGTCACCTTTTAATAAGTCGATATATTTAGTTGCTTCCGCCATTGCATCAAACTTACCGAATGACTGATCATCTAGCCAAACGTGATAACGAGTTATCGGTGTTACTGCTTTTCTTGGCAGTTTAATAATGGTGAAACCGCGATACATAAAACTATGCTCTGTAATTTGTTTCACCTGCATCTTATAGCCCTACCCATAAAAGCCATGCGTCACGCAATTCTCTTGGACGATTTTCAAATGCGTCTCTCATTGCACGATTAAATTCAGGGATATAAACCCAATTCTCACCACGAGTTTTTGCGTTTGCCTTGTTATCTGGATTTTGCCAAGGGATAAGCGGTAGTTTGTTGTTATCAACCATATTTTTAACTGCGGTTGGAGTTTTACCAATTAACTCCGCAAATTTTTGATAAGGCACGGCATCAACTGGGTAATAGACCTGCATATAACTTTCTGCGTTCTTCTCACTCATATGTCATAATCCTTTTCTTGAATGCTTATAAATGCTTCTCTTTGCATCTTTAGGCTTTTTATAGTTAGACACATGTGACCAACTAAAGAGGATATTAGACACATATGACCAACACGTCAAGACTTGGAGATAAAATTCGCTTAATACGAGAAGCGGAAGGGCTTAACAGAAAAGAGCTATCAGAATTGCTAGGTATCTCTTATGGAACTCTCAATAACTATGAAACCAAAGGAATTCAGCTTACGGAGTCGTCAATAGTCAAATTTACTAATCATCCTAGATTTGAGAAATACACTTTATGGCTTCTAACAGGAAAGACCAACGAATCCATTGGACAGATTAGCCCGTCTCTCTCCCCTGATGGAGCAGATTCAACAACATTACCCCAATCAGAGAAGAAAACTGGCTAGACCTACATTTAGATTTTATTGATTGGATAGATAGCCAATCAATTTGCCACATCGGAGGGCTTTAATATGCCTATTAAAAAAACCGATGATGGCCGTTATTTAGTGGATATAAGACCTCTTGGACGACAAGGATATCGAATCAGGAAAGTCTTTAACAAAAAAGCAGAAGCTATTGCATTTGAAAGATACACAATGGCTAATGCGAATATTTCCGATACAAAACAAGATCGCCGGACATTAAGCGAATTATTAGATTTATGGTGGTTATATCATGGCGCTAACCTTAAAAATGGTGATATTGAAAAACGCCAATTAAACAAGACTATTGCTTCCCTAAAAAATCCGGCAATAAACCGCCTAAATAAAAAAGTATTGCTTGAACACAGAACAGAGAGACTTAGCAATTCCGTTAGTGCTTCAACAATCAATCGTGACATGTACCGCTTATCCGGCATGTTAACTGTTCTGAAAAAATTTGAGTTATTCAACGGTGACAATCCAATTAAAGGATTACCACCATTAAAAGAAAAAGAGCCAGAAATGACTTTTTTATCTCGAGAGGAAATACGTCAGTTATTAAATGTATTAGATGGGGATGAAAAACGAGTAGCACTACTTTGCTTAAGTACGGGCGCGAGGTGGAGCGAAGCGGCTAATTTAAAAGGCAAGCAAGTCATGCATGGACGAGTTACCTTTTTAAAAACCAAAAATGGTAAACAGCGAACCGTTCCGATCTCAGAAGAGCTGGAGAAACTCCTAAGAAGTGAAACATCTGGTGCTTTATTTAAAGTTGATTATGAATCTTTCAGAACGAAACTAAAGGCGGTAAAAAACGATCTACCGAGAGGACAGGCAACTCATGTATTAAGGCATACATTTGCTAGTCATTTTATGATGAATGGGGGGAATATTGTTGCACTACAACAAATATTAGGCCATGCAAGCATAAACCAAACAATGGCATATGCTCATTTAGCACCTGATTATTTGCAATTCGCCATTTCACTAAACCCATTAAAAGGTAAAGTGGAAATTTAGCATTTATAAGCCTTTAAAAGTGTCCACAAAGTGTCCACACTTGAGATGAAATTAGATGCTTTTAGAGACTTACCGCTAGATCTCATAAATCATTATCTATTTGTTTTATAAGGATTTAAAATATAATAGATAAAAAAAAGCCCCTCTCCAGAGGGGCTGCAAAAGACAGGGATGGTGTCTATGGCAAGGAAAAAACTTCGTTGTTGCTACTTACTCTCTAACTAGGTACTGCTTTACTACACTCTTACTACATTACTAAAGGACTTTACTTAATCACTAATTAGCTTTCTCTTGAGTTTGCTGGTTTTGCTGACTAACAGAAGAGACACGCTGTTGATAATTCTTTTCTAGCTGCGCTTTTTGCTCAGGGGTTAATAGCTGATACATTTGATTATGAACTTTCGCCATTTCAACTCGGCGCTCTATTGCTTGTTTGTCCATATCTTGTATTTGCGCTCTTACCGCTGCTTCATCAAACTTATCCGCGGTAATTAGCTTATGCATATTTTCGTGACGCTGACGAAAATCACTGTTATTAAAACGATCTTGATGATGCTGGCGCATTAAATCGCGCATTTGAGTGCGTTGTTGCTCTGTTAATGTAATACCATTAAACATACGCGACTCACCGAAATTATTGTTACCCATCATATGGCCACGTTGTCCACGATGACCTCGGTTATCACGTCCATCATGCATACCGTAACCGTATCCACAATGGTAATTATCATTATACTGTTGTTGCCCAGCAGGCTGATTATTTGTATTTGATGTTTCAGCCATTACTACCGTCGGAGCTACTAAAAACATTGATGCTAGTGCAACCATTGCTACTTTACGCATTGTCCCACTCCTCATTCGGTTATAATACCGACTTATTAATGCTGACCTAAATATGTGTAATTGTTCTCGATGTGGATTACTATACCTTTACGGCTGCAAACTAGCGTCAGAGCGTGTAAAAGAACGTAAAGTCATAGATTCGCGCTATTTATTATCGTATTTTTCTCTTGGAGGAATTGACGAATGCATAAAATCTTATTAGTGGATGACGATCGCGAATTAACCTCGCTATTGAAAGAACTACTTGAAATGGAAGGCTTTAATGTTGTGCTCGCCACTGACGGCGAACAGGCCTTAAAACTTCTGGACGCGTCTATTGACTTGTTATTACTGGATATCATGATGCCACGTAAGAACGGGATCGAGACACTTAAAGAGTTACGCCAAAATTTCCAAACACCTGTCATTATGTTAACGGCAAGAGGCAGCGATCTTGATCGTGTACTTGGCCTAGAGCTGGGAGCAGATGACTATTTACCTAAGCCATTTAACGATAGAGAGCTAGTTGCACGCATTAGGGCTATTTTACGTCGTTCCAACTGGAGTGAACAAAAACAGACCGATGGCAACACCTCACCGATATTGCAAGTTGATAAGTTACAACTTAATCCGGGTAGACAAGAGGCCAGCTTTGATAATGAACCATTAGAGCTAACAGGTACTGAGTTTACGTTACTTTATCTACTTGCTCAGCATTTAGGACAAGTAGTATCGCGCGAGCATCTCAGCCAAGAAGTGTTAGGTAAACGCTTAACACCTTTTGATAGAGCGATTGATATGCATATTTCCAACTTACGTCGTAAGTTACCGGAAAGAACAGACGGGCAGCCTTGGTTTAAAACATTACGTGGCCGTGGTTATCTTATGGTTTCAATAACTTAATAAAAAATCTTTATGATAAACAGTTTGTCAGCGCGTATATTCGCCATATTCTGGCTGACACTAGCATTAGTTCTGGTGCTAGTTATGATGGTACCCAAGCTGGACTCGCGCCAGCTTACCACTTTACTTGAAAGTGAATACCGTCAAGGTGTTATGCTAGAGCAACATATAGAAGCCGAACTAGCGCAAGATCCGGCTAACGATCTGCTATGGTGGCGGCGATTAATCCGCGCCATTGATAAATGGGCGCCACCTGGTCAACGTCTTATTATTGTCACCAGTGAAGGTCGTATTATCGGTGCTCAACGTAATGAGATACAAGTTGTCAGAAACTTTATGGGACAATCTGATAACGCAGACCATCCGAAAAAGAAAAAATACGGTCGCTCTGAGATGTTAGGCCCCTTTTCCATTAGAGATGGTGAAGATCACTACCAACTTTACTTAGTGCGCCCATCAAGTAGCCCACAATCTGACTTTATCAATTTATTATTTGATAAACCGCTTTTATTACTGATATTCACCATGCTTATCAGTACACCGCTACTGGTTTGGCTCTCTTGGAGCTTGGCAAAACCGGCCCGAAAACTCAAAAATGCGGCGGATGATGTGGCAAAAGGCAATCTGCGCCCTCACCCTGAGCTGGAAACCGGCCCGCAAGAATTTTTAGCGGCAGGCACCAGTTTTAATCAGATGATCAGCGCCTTAGAACGCATGGTTGAAGCGCAACAGCGATTGATTTCTGATATCTCCCATGAATTGCGCACCCCGTTAACTCGTTTACAGCTGGCCAGTGCATTACTACGCCGTCGTAGCGGTGAAAGTAAAGAGCTAGAGCGTATTGAAACAGAAACACAGCGGCTAGATGGCATGATCAATGACTTATTAGTGCTTTCTCGCAACCAGTATAAAAATGAGTTATTACGTGAAACCGTAAAAGCGAATGAGCTTTGGAACGATATTTTAGATAATGCAAAATTTGAGGCAGAACAAAGCAATAAAACCCTAACAGTAACCGCCCCACCAGGCCCATGGACAATTTATTGCAATCCTTATTCATTAGCGAGTGCCTTTGAAAATATCGTTCGCAATGCCTTGCGTTATTCACATTCTCGTATTGAAGTGGCCTTTACCGAACAAAATCAGGGTATCACTATTATTGTTGATGATGATGGCCCAGGGGTTAGCCCAGAAGATCGCGAGCATATTTTCCGACCTTTTTATCGTACGGACGAAGCACGTGATAGAGAATCCGGCGGTACAGGACTAGGACTGGCAATTGTTGAAACCGCAATTAGTCAACATCGAGGCCATGTAAAAGCCGACGATAGCCCATTAGGGGGATTAAGAGTGGAGATTTGGTTGCCTAGGGGAAGTATTAGCTCAAGCAATAAATTATAATTATCATTTTTAACTATTGATAATTACTGTATATTTTACCCTATTAATTTATACAAAATGTACTAAGTTCTTAGGGTAAAATATGAAATTTTTAGTCGTAGGCTGTGGGTTAACAGGGGCTGTAATTAGTCGCCATCTAGCTGATGCTGGTCATTGCATCACGATAATAGACCAAAGATCACATATTGCTGGTAATTGCCATACAGAACGAGATAGAAATACCGGTATTATGGAACATGTTTATGGTCCACATATCTTCCACACTAGCGATGAAGTGGTATGGGAATATATCAATAAACATGGTGAAATGCTCCCTTATGTAAATAGAGTAAAAACAACTTATCAAAATCAAGTATATTCTTTACCTATTAACCTACATACAATAAATCAATTCTACCAAAAAGCGCTAAATCCTGAACAAGCAAAAACTTTTTTAAGTACTATCACAGATAAATCTATTACTGATCCTAAAAACTTTGAGGAACAAGCCTTAAAATTCATTGGAAAAGATTTATATGAAGCCTTTTTTAAAGGCTATACAGTAAAACAATGGGGTTGCGACCCTAAAAATCTACCTGCGAGTATTTTAAAACGCCTCCCTGTAAGATTTACTTATGATGACAATTATTATTCTCATAAATACCAAGGAATGCCTAAACATGGCTATACCGATATAGTTCGTTCTATCCTTGATCATAAAAATATACAAGTAATAACAAATAAAAAGTATGACCATAGCGAAAGAGAAGAATATGACCATATTATATGGACTGGAAAAATAGATGAATGGTTTGGCTATTGCGAAGGTAGATTAAACTATCGAACGCTAGATTTTATAAAACATGAAACTATAGGTGACTATCAAGGTACAGCTGTTATGAATTACGGCGATATAGCGGTACCTTATACTCGCATACATGAACATAAACACTTCTCACCATGGGAATCTCATGATAAAACGATTTATATTGAAGAACATAGTCGGGTATGCGAAGAGAATGATATTCCTTACTATCCCATTCATTTAGAAGAAGAAAATAAAATATTAAACAAATACTTAGAATTGGCTCAAAAAGAAAAATATATCACTTTTGCAGGTAGGCTAGGTACATATAGATATATGGATATGGATGTATCAATTAAAGAAGCACTTATGCTTGCAGAAAACTTAGTATCAGATTTAATAAATCAAAATGAACTTAAGTCGTTCTACCACAAACACCAATAACAAGAGAATATTCTATGTCAAAATTTTTAGCAGTAATTAGATGTGGAGATAATTCACTTCATAAAAACTGGGTTAATGATAATGCCCAATTTGATGTAATTCTTAGTTATTTTGGTGAAAATATCCCTTATTCTTTAGATAATATAAAATATGTACACCACTTTAAAGGATCAAAATGGGAAGGATTATACGATTTATTCCATAACCATCCAGAGTTATGGGCTGATTATGATTATATCTGGTTGCCTGATGATGACTTAGACAGTACCGTAGAAAATATCAACTTATTTTTTGAATTAATGCAAAAGTATCAATTCGATCTTTGCCAACCAGCATTAACGAATAATAGTTACTATTCCTATAAAGACTTACTACAAGAACCGGATTTAATATATAGAGAAACTAATTTTGTAGAAGTAATGGCGCCCTGCTTTTCAAAGAAAATCATTTCTAAAGCATATCAAACATTTAATGAAAATAAATCAGGGTGGGGATTAGATTTTTATTGGCCTATTTTATTTAAAGAAGAAAATATTAAAGTTGGTGTTATAGACTCTACACCAATACATCATACACGACCAGTAGGGATAGCAGGCCATGGAAGTAGTGATAAAACCTTATCGCCTTTAAATGAACTTCATCAATTATTAGACAAGTATTCACTTGAAATACCTACGTTTGTAGCAACTTCACTTCTAACCCAAAAAGGGAAAATGATACAAAAAGGCAGTTTCAGCTATTCTTTAAGGGAGTTTATGAAAAAAAGAAAATAATCCTATGATTAAATTAAGAAATTTACCATAAAATCACAATAAAACTACTTTCATATCAACCATAAGGACTGTTTTTATATTGAATAAATGCAGTCTAATTACCTGATACAAAGTAGATACATTTTGAGTAATGTAGTTTTAACGCTTACAGCAATACAATAAAAAAATTACTACATTAAAATATTCTGCCATTTATTGAAGAGTAGGTGGCATATTCTTTTCATTCCCATCTTTATAGATATTTCAGAATGATCTTGCTAAATCAGTCGATATTCCGATACTTATATATACCTAATCAATGTTAGAATACCCAACAATTGCTTGACCCGCTGGTTTGAAGAGTCTAATCTCAAAGCGGTTTTGCATACTGTTAAAGTATGCTTATATAACAAAACTCTTATATTACAGATAGATAAGAGATTTTCGAGAAAATTTTGGCGCTCTGGGGGCCGTAAACCCAGTGCGGTAGCTATGGATTAAAATGATGAATGAATATATAAAACATATACGAAAAAAAGTCTTAAGAAGCTTATGCAATAGTTTTCCTACACTAGTTACAAAATTATTATATTACAGACGATTTGGCAAAAGATTAAATTTAAAACAACCAAAAACATTTAATGAAAAATTACAATGGTTAAAGTTAAATACATATAAAAACAATTTATTAGTTACACAATGTGCTGAT